TGTCCGAATAAAGCATGAATTTTTTTACCTGACATTAAATCAGCCCTAAGGACAGGGTCAGAGTATGCAGCGTCAGCCAAACAAACTTCAAAACCAGCAAAATCACCACCGCTAAGGGTGGTGCCGCTCCCACTGAGATTAAAACATGCTCGAACTTCTTTTGCCTTCTTAATTCCTTGGGGGTTGAGACCACCTGCGCCGGCCATCCTTGACGAACGCGTTCCAATGACAACAAAATCAGTATGAAACCTGCCTGCAAGAAGAAGTTTATCATAAGTCTCGATCTCCTTTTTTGCGTGTCTTGCGTCAAGAATCTCACGTGCTCTTAAAGCAGCAGGATGCGGTACATCGACTTCGACGAGTCCATCGTCACAGTCGTGACAACCCATCCCCATACACTTCTCACAGGTTTCGGATTCTTTCCATGTTCCTATATCTTCTAATATTACGCCCTTTGTTGTAATCTTACCATCAATCTCCATAACTGTACGTTCAACAGGTGAAAGAACAGCTTCAAGATACTTTCGACAAACAGCAGTACTATTATAATTGAATTTAGTTCTAACTGCCATCTCAGTTATAACAGCTCGTTGCCTTAAAGCTCTAAGCTTTGCCGAATCAATCTCATACCCTTTCCACCTTACTGCTCCAACCATACAGGCTAATTCACTATCGTCATCCCCAGGCTCTGGGTCATCAAAATAGTGATAGAGTCCTCTGGTATCTTCAACATCATCAAGAGCGTATTCCCTTGCCAATCGGTTATAAGTCCAATGACTAATATACCGATGAATTACCTCTGGCCAAGCCCAATTCCATTCTCCAGGTTTGCCCACTGAAAGTGCAAATGGCGCATATCCATTTTCGATTGGACGCCAGTTTCTTCCTAACTCAATATCTTTCCAAAATAACCGTTTATCTTTTGCCACACCTGCATCAACTGCTAATGCTTTTAAAGCACTACTTGGCGCAAACTTCAAAACAATATCTTTGAATTCAGGAATTAGATTTCCCAAATCATCATTTATATCAAAAACCTGCCATCGGACTGTTTTATCTTGACGTCGTTGAAAATAAATGTCATTCAATTTTATACGATTGTTTAGTTCACGCGCTAATTCCCAAGCAAGCTCTGTTGGTACACGCTTCACTTTGATATCATCTCGATTCATTGTAGATTGATACGGGCCTTTTCGAGCATGAAGCATAATATCCATCGCTTTTACGGGCTTTAGACAAAATCCTAAACGAGCTTTTGGTTCAGCTAATGCATATTCCTCAATACATTCTTGTGGCAATCTTGTTTTATCTGGCAACAAGTTAAAAGTTGTATAAAGTTGACATATATGAAAATGGTCAAACGATAAGTTAAAACCACAGACACCACCATCATGCATCATCATCCATTCAATGAGTTCCATTGTCTCATGGATTGGACGAGTCCATACAGAATGCAGATTAACCTCGGTATCATCTTCTGCATACTGCATAAGGACTATCGGCCCATGCAGACCACAAGTTTCTGTGTCATAGAATATCATTTTGTATGTTTAGAATGTTTAATATTACATTTATTACAAAGATGAATCATTCCACAACTACAATCATGACCATCCCAATAGCAACGAAAACCTTTACCACACTCTGGACAAGTGAAGAATGGTTTTATTGACCAGAATGTTGGACATTTAAATAAATAATGAATTAATGACATGATTTCTCCAATCAGCTCGGAATTGTATAGAGCTTATCATTTTCTGTTGCATATATTTTAATGCTGTAATATAAATCCTCATCGCTAATCTCACCGGCACACCATGCCATACATCGGGTATGTAAGCCATTACCAATAGTCTCTTTCATATGACCCATCATATTACCGATCTCACCTTTTTTCCTGAGAACCTTTTGTTGACGTGCCTTAGCTTTATCTGTTTCAACTTTAATTGAAACACCTCTTGCCTTAGCATCCTTGAGTCGCCGAACTTGCTCAAATAACTGTTCTTTATCCCCTGTCTTGTGATACAGAGTATAAAGCTTTCGGATATTATCCTGGCTAATAATACCAACAGCTGCCTCCTGTTGAACTTCCTCCGGCAACCCAAGGAGCATGAAACGAACCTGAATCCAACCCCTCGACATACCAGTTTTAAGGCTTGCTTCGGTCTCGGGTACACCCAGGTCACGTAGACGTTTAATAGCTAATGCTTCTTGAAGAACATTCAAGTCCTTACGTTGAATATTCTCGGCTAAGTTAAAAGTTAATGCATCAATTTCATTGTCGATTTCGGAAATCAAGCAGGCTATTTCTTTGGCGTCGTTGACTTTGTGGGCCATGAACCGTCTAAACCCAGCCAAGAGCCTGTATGATTTACCAACCTCCATTCGCTGAGCGTTATCCAGACACATAACGCTGACTGGTTGGATAAGCCCGCGCTCAGCAATATCTTTTGAAAGGTCGACAACATCAATAGGAGCAATTTTACCACGGCAATTGAACTTTGAACTATCATCAATCTCTTCAAGTGGTATATAAGTAACTGCAAGTTGGTTCCCATTCATCCTATACCTCCCTTTTCTCCTCTTTCTTCTTAGTTTTGACTTCACCGTAAAAAAACTTTCCGCCAATAACACATACGTGTTGGTATTTATTATCTGCAAGTGTCTCAGTATGAATTTTACCACCACGCTTTACACAATCATCAAATTCTTTAGGCATAATTAATCCCCCAATTCTATAAGGTCTCGTTCCATAAGCTCAGCTTCGGCTTTCTCAAGCTGATGTTTCAAATCACCTAAAGTCATTGATTGCATATCCTTTTTCTTCATAACATTCTTTTTAACAACAATGTCAATAGGCATGTGGATTAAGTCTTTGATTGTTAATCCTCTATTTTCATCAATACCCGGACGATGGCCACGATCTTCCGATTGCATCCTTGCTTCTCCTTTAAAGCTATTGCTATAATATAACATTGTTGGAGAACCAGTAAATGTTAGAGCCATGCCACCTGCATCGGGATTTCCTACAATACAGACTTTAGAATATTTTCGTCGAAGGTCTTTGAAATCTTTATGAGAACGATCCATACAATCCAGAAACCTATCAGCATCAACTGGCTCACCTTTCTCTGTTGTTGCAATATAACCGCGTCCATCAATTTTTAAAGTTGACCAACCCTGTTGATGGGCAATACGTTCAAGGCGATCAACTGTAGCTTGAAATCCACCCCACACAATATACCTGCCTACATCATCATGTGAGTCTAATTCATCAATAAATGCTTGATCTTTTGGCGATCCTACTTCTTCTGTATAACGCTCCATGACAGGAACTTCTTTTTTACCGCCACACATAGGACAAGGAATGGTATGATCTCCGACTTTTGAAGAGTTAGTGATATCCGCAGAGGGTTGATCCCATACCTCGCCCTCAGGCACATCTCCCATAAGGGGTGCTTTCGTTTCACCTTTACCGTAACAGTTAGGGCATTGCTCTGTCCCCACTTGTCTTTCTTTATATTGAAATCCATCGCTTAATTCCCTTAATAAAAGTGACACTTGTGCACCACGAGCTGTGATTTTGCGAATCAGCCTGGCTGCACGAAGTGTTTCTGGCTTTGGCTTAACATGAAGTTCTTCGTACTGCTTCTCTGGTAAATCCATACAATCTTTTTTTAATAGAACAACTACCAGACCTTTCATCCGTTCATGGAGATAAGATACTTCATTAATTGAATTTTTAAATGGATGAACGTCAGCAGTATCAGCGTCACCAAATACAGAAAAAGCAGCATCGTGATTACCGTGATCTTTAACCTGCCCACACACGGCACATTTATTTTCATCATCCCACCATGTTACAATATGCGGATACATTCCACCAGTTATTGTTGATTCCCTTTGCTCAACAAGACACAATCTCTTTTTAAATTTTCCAATATCCCCCTCACGGATGAATCCTGGGCAAGCGATTTCACATTGATGCCACCAGTCAGTAGGCTCCTTAGGAGCTGGAGTTCCTGACATCTCAATGATATACCCTGAGCGACCATACTCTTTTCTAATTGCGTCAGCAAGGTGCATAGCTGCTTGGGATCGTTGTGCGGTTGGAGTTTTAATTTTTGAAGATTCATCGAATATAACCACTTTAGGCGTCGGGCGTTCATTAACCCAGGTACGTACCTCTTTAACCACTCCCTCGTACGTGAACATTCGAGGTCTGATTCTTGAATCCCATTTAAGTAACTCTCTTCCAACAGCTTTAACACCGGATCGTGGTCCAACGTACCAAGCTTCACGATTATCTCTAACAAATCCTTGTCCGTAAGCATATTCCATAACCTCAATTGCTGATAGTGATTTGCCGGTTCCCATCTCAGCTGCCCATATTCCATGGTTAACAGAGATACCGTGACGCACCATCAGAATTTGGTGATCATAGAGCGGACGATTAGACGTAAATTGTTTAATTTCAACGTCATAAGGAGCATAAGGGTCTTCCCCCCTAACATAAGCAAGTGCAAAAGCATTTCTGGGAGAGTCTTTAATACTCCAAATTTTTCTTGGATTTTCCTCATCGAATCCATGCCATCTATGCCCTTCCATGGTCTTAATTTCTGTCATAATTTTCTTATTGTACTTGAACTTAAACTCAATGCGACCATCTACATAAGTCATTTGTACAGGTACAAGATACTTACCAGTATTCCATTTAATCGTTTCCGATTTCACAAATCAATCCTCCTTCTCTGATAAAACTGGCATCCCATATCTAAATGCAACAATTGATGGGTTAACAAGAATCTGTTTCTTTCCTGACCACTCGGCACAGTAACGATCTTTCGTAGCATTAAAATACCATCCCATTTGATCAAAAGGATAATTTTTACTTAGATGCTCGACAATATCTATTGACTCAAAAAGGTAAATTAACCCATCATTAGATAACTGAGCAATCGTTGTGTCAGCAAACATTATGTTATGAAAATATTTATTTTTCATTAGTAATCCCTATCCCAATAATCGTCTTGTAAATCATGAATATGTTCCATTGCCATTTCTTCAAAAGCCGCTTCGATAGAGTAAGCTGCTTCTGAATCAGGATCAAAGAGACCAACCCTGCGCCTGCGCACATAGTGCGGGTATAGCTTTAGCTTACCCTCAGTTGCTATTTTAAATTTTCGATTATCTGCTATTGGATTTTTTGGAACTTTAATTAAGTTCTTAGACATAATTCACCTCTGCAATATAAATGTACCATCATCTTGTATAACACGACTATGCGTTTCCCACACGTCTTTAAAACCTAAATTATCAAACCATATAAGAATGATTTGAAAAATCTGACGAATTTCAATAGGTCGGTGTAGTTGTAACGCATTTATGATTGCCGTGTACCAGATGGACATTTTTGCAGAGATAATTACGAGGTAGGTTTTCTTAGCCTTTTTTACAATATAATCTAAGGTCGGGAGGGTCTGGAGTAATTCTAATAATGCATCGTGATCCAACTCAGCTATAAATGATACTTGCATATGGTCAAAAGTATTATTGAGGAAAACTCCATCCCTCAATTGATCCAATGGCCGATTTTCAAAATCAAGTGTAGCTAAGTAAGCTGCAGGTGTTTCTAATTTTATAACAGTAGACCCTAAGGCTCTTGCTGGATTGAACCCAAGAACTTCCTCTACAAATTTTATATATGTATGCCACTCAACCTGCGTAATTGCGAGTGGTCTTATTTTATATTCTGCCATCTGGTTTCCTTAAGATAAAGTGGGGGTTTTCACCCCCACTTCACTCAACAGTTATCGGGCGCGTTTATCCTTATCCTCTTCATCAGGAGCTTTCTCAACTTCTGACTTCGGAGGATGGGTAAATTTCTCCCATTGTTCCAGAATTACATCCTTACCTGGAACATCAAATACGGATGCACACTTTTCAATAACAGGAGAATACCACGTGTACTGGGTTGTTGAAATCTTTTTGGACTTCAACGTACCGGCCTTCTTCAACAACGCCCGAACAGAAGTAGCCTCACGACGTGAGGATTTGGAACCCATAAAAAAGGTTGCAAATTCTTCGGCCTTTGGTATCCAAACAAGAAACTCCGGCCCATACATACAGCCAGTGTCTTTCTTTGCTGATTCAGCTTGAATCCGAATAAAATTATCATCGTCCGGATCATAGACAGCAAGGATTTGTTCGTCAATTTCGATGGCCTTCGGTCGCCACTCAATCAACAATATATCGACTTCTTTTCCCAAATCAGCATAGTTTTGATCCCGAACTAAAGCATAATGATTCATCGGGAACTTATCATCTTTAACCATTTCAGAATTAGAAGTCATGAGTTGTAAGCGTGGCAAGTAGTCGCCGGATTGGGTTGTCTTTTTAAAGACGTCGTCCCGAGCTGTATCGGGAACGCCACCCTTTGGTAATGTAACAAGGTCTTTTTCCGCCATAATGATAATGTCCTTTCTTCTATGTTAATGAATCGGTTAATGATTGGAGGACTATTTTTCAGCGTCGTCCTCGGTTGCTTCTCCCTCGCCCTCAGTTGCAGCGTCTTCTGTCTGATTTTCCGAATCAGCTCCTTTTTTCTTCTCATCAGGTTTTTTGTCCAGATCAGGAAAAGGAAGCTCTTTGCCTTCAGCTTCGGCTTCAGCATTAGCCGCTTTCTTGGCAGCGTAATCAGCTTTGGCATCAGCCTTTTCTTTGGCAGCTTTGGCGCGTTTGAGAGTAGCGGCCTTTTTGGCTTCTTCCTTTTTCTTCATACGCTCTTCATACTCGGCCTTTTGAACCTCAACACTGTTGGGATCAAGATGAAGAATCCATTGGATTGCCAATTCAAAAGCATCCACAGGTTTCTTGGTGCCGGTCTCTTTGATGAGTGCCGGTCCGATTTCCGGATTATCCAATTCCAGCTTGACGTCTTTCATCTTACGCATATGGGCAACGGGCTGGAACTCGGCTTTTGTTGCATCCTGACCTTTGCGATTAGCTTCACGAATTTCCTTCACGCGCGAATTGACCGCAGGCACAAACTCATCCGGCGGTTGGGTTATGGCGCGATCAACAAATGCGGCCTGTTCGTCAACCGGAAGCTTGGCCAGGGCATAGGCGTTGGCCAAACCAATTTTGCCTTCATTGATGAGGGTGACGATTTCTTCATTGTCGATCTTGGTGAGGGATAAACGCTGTTGAATCCACTGAGGGGATTTGCCAAGTTTTGAAGCAAGTTCGGCTTCGGTCATAAGGGGATTACGGGCAAGAATACGTTTCAGTTGTTGTGTGTATTCTGCCGGACGAGTTTCGACTTTGTGGATGTTTGCCATGATCTGCGCTTCGAGAACCAGATCGTCATTTAAATCCACAACGTCAACATTGATTTCCGAAATCCCTGCATCCTTTGCGGCTGCGAAGCGATGAAGACCATCAATCAATTCGTAATACTCTTCCTCGCTCTCCGGGTCTTTCTGCGGGCGTACCGTAATTGCACCCATAAAACCCCTCTGTTGCATTGACGCAACCAAACCCAGATAGTCTTCGCTTTCCCGATTAACGGTACGAAGTGCTACTGGGTTTTCCCTGATTTCGGAAATCTGGACTGCTTTTAATTCTCCCATGCTGACTACCTCCTTCTGTTGATTTTGGGAATCATAGTGAGTAGTTACAAAAATCAAATCATGACTCCCGTGTGTGATTTGATTTTTAAAAACCATCTATTAGATACAACATACCTATAATTATATACGTTTTTTTAACATTTTTGTAAAGTAAAAAATTATTTGTAATAATATCAGATACTTACAAGTGTTTTGCTGGCCGTTTTTTAATCGCTCTATATAATAAGGTATAAATTTTTATTTAATTATACCAGTAACTTATAAACAGTTAGAATATAATCAGTAACATATTGAATTTATTACATATATTTTTCACTTTACAAAAAACAGTAAAAAACGTATATAATTATAGGTACATACAATCTATTTTATTCTGATTTGATTTCGGTAACTGTAGTAATTAAAATCAAATCAATAATTCTTGACTGATTTTCAAAATCAATGGAACAAGGTTATGGTAACTAAGTCAGAAGCTATTGGAAAATTCCTCAAAATAAAGACGCACGATGATTTGGCAAATCTGTATGGTTTGAATATGGAGTGTCAATGCAACGTAGCGCAGGATGGTGGAGAGCGTGTTGAAGGCGAATATAAGGGTCGTCGATGGCACGGATGGACGGATGGGCTTTCCACCTGGAAGTCTTTTCGTATTCCTTTTCAAGCCTACAAAGACCCATACTATCACGATACAGAATTGAAGTGGGATTTGGAAAATCATGTTGAAGCTATTGGCATGACTGGTTGGGATTGGTATGATCGTGTTAGTAAATGGGTTGCTTTTGACTTTGATGCTCTTATCGGGCATTCGGATAAACATACTCATAAATTAACAGAAGAGGAATTGGGTGATGTTGAGACGACTGCTAAAGAAATTCCTTGGGTTTCAGTTAGGAAAAGTACCAGTGGGAAAGGTCTTCATCTATATGTTTTGCTCGATAGTGTACCTACTGATAACCATCATGAGCACGCGGCTCTTGGTCGTTCTATTCTTGGAATGATGTCGGCTCTTACAGGCTTTGATTTTGAAAATCGAGTCGATATATGCGGTGGCAATATGTGGGTCTGGCATCGCAAGATGGAAGGAACTGATGGATTAAGACTTATTAAACAAGGTACAATTCTTAAAGAAGTTCCAAAGCATTGGAAAGATCATGTTAAAGTTATCACAGGACGTCGGCGAAAGAATTTACCACAAGACATTGAGAAAGCTGGAGTTGCCGATACCTTTGAAGAATTAGCAGGACAATATCCTCGGATACCACTTAACGAAGATCATAAACAATTAATTAATTTTCTTCAAGAAGCTAATGCTTATTGGTGGTGGGATCAAGACAACCATGCCTTAGTTGCTCATACTGCATGGTTAGATAAAGCTCACAAAGAATTATCTCTTAAAGGTTTTTTTAAAACAAATTCACCTGGAACAGACCTCAATGAACAAAATTGTTTTTGCTTCCCCATGCGTGGAGGTGCATGGGTTGTTAGACGCTTTAGTCTGGGTGTACGAGAAGATGATTCTTGGGATCAAGACGGATCAGGTTGGACAAGATGCTATTTAAACAAAGAGCCAACCTTAGAGATTGCTTGCCGAGCGTATGGTGGCATTGAAGACCCATCTGGTGGATTTGTGTTTCGTGAAGCTGAAATGGCTATGAAAGCTTCCGCTCTCATGGGTGTACAGCTAAATGTAGGCACACCTCTAATGGGTCGTGAAACAATATTGAAACAGCATAAGGACGGTAGGCTTGTTGCCGAAGTAGAATATAAAGCCACAGATCGTGGCGAAGAAATGTATGGTTGGCTTCCGAAAAAAGGTAAAATATGGACTAAGGTGTATAATGTAAATACAGCTTCGCCAACTGAAACAGAACACGCTAATTATGATGATTTGGTAAGACATATTGTAACCAGTCAAGATGAAGATTATGGCTGGATGATTAGAACAGACAACCGTTGGCGTGTAGAACCTATGTCACATATACGTGTTGCATTAGCTGCGCTTGGACTCCCGAATAAAGAGATTACAGGAGTTTTAGGTGCATCCATATTTAAATGTTGGATGATTGTAAATAAGCCG